TGGCAGCGGTCATGCAGGACAATCTTGCCGGACAAGTAACTATCTTGAAGTCCCAGCTGGAAGAACTGGCGATCAGTTTTAGCGACATCCTGATGCCCACCATTCGCTCCATTGTTTCCCGTATACAGGACTTAGTGGACAAGCTGAACCAGTTGGATCCGCAAACCAAAGAAACCATTGCGAAAATTGCACTGGTGGCTGCTGCTCTGGGTCCAATGTTGGTGGTGCTGGGAAAGACCATTTCCAGTGTGGGGACGGTCTTTTCCGCAGTGTCCAAACTGCCTGCCCTTTTCTCGGCTGTGCAGAGTGGCATTGGAGCCATTACCGGAGCGTTGGGCGTGTCATTAGGTTCGCTGCTTGCCATTATCGCAGCTGTTGCCGCTTTGGTGGCTGCCTTTGTGCATCTCTGGAAAACCAATGACGAATTCAAAAGCAATATCATTGGTATCTGGGAGCAAATCAAAAGCACCTTTACTGGATTGACACAGGGCATCACTGACCGGCTAAATGCTCTGGGATTCGACTTTGAGAGTTTCACCGATGTGCTGAAAGCGGCATGGGATGGACTGTGCAATCTGCTGGCTCCTATTTTTGAAGGTGTCTTTCAAAACATCTCCAACATCTTTTCAGAGTTTACTGGTGTTCTTCTGGGGCTGCTGGATGTTCTGATCGGTCTGTTTACTGGTGACTGGGAGCAGTGCTGGTACGGCATCAAGGGGATTTTTACGTCTATCTGGAATTTCATTGTCAACACGTTCCGCAATATCATGAATACCCTGAAAGGCATTGCAGATGTGGTGCTTGGCTGGTTCGGCACAAGTTGGAACGAAGTCTGGACTTCCATCAAAACATTTTTCGTGGACACATGGAACAGCATTGCTTCCTTTTTCACGGGAATCGTTACCGGAATCCGGGACTTTTTCGTCAACACTTGGACATCCATTTCCAATACCTTCACCACCATTGTCACTGCCATTCAGACGGTGGCAACGACTGTATTTACGGCGATTCGGGATTTCTTCACCACGATTTTTACAGCGATCTACAACTTTTTCAGCACGATTTTCAATGCCATTTACAACGTGGTTTCTACGGTTTTTCAGGCAATTTATAACGTCATTACGACCGTTTGGAATGCCATTTACACCACCTTAGAACCGCTGATCACGGCATTCGGCTATCTGTTTCAGACGATTTTTGAAGCCATTCAGATCATTGTGGGCAGAGTGATGGACTGGATCTCGGAGAAGATCAGTGCCATTTGGAATGCAATCGTGTCGTTTTTAACACCGATTTTAGAGGGCATCCGAACGACCTTTGAAACCATCTGGAATGCCATCTCCAATACGATTTCCACGGTCTTGACGGCAATTCAAGATGTGGTGACTACGGTTTGGAATGCGGTATCTGGTTTCATTTCGTCTGTCTTGTCTGCAAT